GCTTCTCCAAGACCACGCTCACCAACGCCGTCACCCTCTACTACATCCTCTTCCAGCAGTGCGAATTTCCGGTCTATATCTCGGAGGCGGCGACCCACGCCGAAATGCAGCTTCAGAATGTGCGGTCGGAGCTCGAATCCAATGAGCGGATTCACACTGTGTTTGGGGAGCTGCGGCCGGCGCAACGGGAGGGTCTGAAGTGGTCGGGGGATATGATCGAGACGGTGACTGAGGTTGTGGTTGCGGCCAGAGGGCGAGGGGCGCAGGTTCGTGGCCTGAACCATAGGGGGCGCCGCCCCGACCAGATTGTGCTGGACGACGTGGAGGACAAGGAATCGGTGGGGACGCCGGAGCAGAGGCTGAAGGCCCGCCGCTGGTTCTACTCCGATGTAATTCCGGCCTTGCCGGAGCTCAAGGAGCAGAGCTCGATCACGGCCTTGGGCACGCTGCTGCACTCCGAGGCCCTGCTTCAGGTCCTGCGCTCCGACCCGGAGTGGACTACGATTGTGTTTGGGGTGCTGGATCGGGATGGGGAACCGCTCTGGCCCGCGAATATGGACGTGGCGAAGCTGGAGAAGAAGCGGCAGAGCTACGCCCAGGCCGGAATGCTCTCCGAGTTCTACATGGAGTATTTTAACCAGATCCGGGCCGACGAAACAGCCAAATTCCGCCCCGACTTCTTCAAGTATGGGCTTCCGGCTGAGGAGGTGACCCACAACGCGATCGCCCTCGATCCGGCGATTAGCGACAAGCCGGATGCGGACTTTAGCGCGATTGTGGTGGTGGGCATGACGCGCGGCGGAGGGATCGTGGTTCAAGAAACCTGGGGTAAGCGCGGCGCGACGCCAAGGGAGCAAATTGACAAATTCTTTGAGCTTGGCCGGCGGTGGGACTGCGTGCGCTTTGGGGTGGAGGCAATCGCTTATCAGGCCGCGCTGATCCACTTTATGCGGGAGGAGATGTTCCGCCGCCGGTTCTACTTTGAGCCGGAGAAGCTCACCCACAAGCAGAAAAAGACTGAGCGCGTGGAGGGCATACTGCAGCCCCGCTATGCCGCGGGCGTGATCTGGCACAGGGTTCGGCAGCCGGAGCTGGAAAGTCAGTTGCTGGACTGGCCGAATGGGAAGATGGACTACCCGGATGCGGAGAGTATGGCGGTGGCGCTCCTCGACCCCTACGCGGCGCAGGCGGCGGACCCGACGATCGACCTGGGAGAGGACGAGTACGAACCGCTGGACGTTGAAATTGGGGATTGGAGGGCAAATGTTTAAGTGGCTGGACAACGAGAGTCCAGAGAAGGAGAAGCGGCGCGGCTTCGCGACTCAGGTTTTGGTTGGCCTCTTGGGGGCGCTGTTCGCCGGGGCGCTGATTGCGCTCATGGGCTGGAACGCGCGGACCAATGTGGAGATTAAGGAAGAGGTCTCGGGTATGCGGGAGGTCATGGAGGACACCGCGGAAGATACCCAGGATAACGAGGCAGAGCTCGATGAACATGATCGGCGGCTAAGAGAACAGAGCGCCGAGATTCAGGAGAACGCTCAGGAGATTGATGAAAATCGCCAGGAGCTTCAGGAATTGGCTCCGGACGGTGGTTGATGCTGGTTGGCCCTGGGGAGCAGAGCCCTGAACTGGGCTCGTCTGGCGAATGGACGCTGGGCATATGGGTCAGCCCAAGAAAGAGAAGGCAAAGCGCACAAGAGCCCACAAAGCACAGCGCCGCGGTCCCCCGGAGCTGAATTTGCCGAGCCGCTCCCAGGAGGCAGGCTCCGGGGTTGGGACCGAGAATTGAGGGTTGGACTCAACTAGAGGAGGAACTGGCGGTCATGCCTTGGTCGGTCGGTGATGTGGACAAGCACAAGAAAGGCTTGACCCAAAAGCAGAAAAAGCGTTGGGTGGAAATAGCCAATTCCATCCTTCGGGATTGCCGCGAGACTAAGCCGGGGTCTAAGGACTGTGAGGCTCGGGCGATTCGGATTGCCAACTCCAGGATTGGGGGTTCAGACGATGGCTCGAAGTCTGAATGAACGCTCGGGCTCGGCTTCGCGTCCTCAGTCTGGACTTCAGCGTTCGAAGGAGGAGGCGGGCTATGAGGTTGCCGGGGGTTCGGAGTCGGAGCGCTGCGGGAACTGTCGGAGCTTCGGTGCGCCCAACTCCTGCCTCAAGGTGCGGGGGCCGGTTAGCTCGCAGGATTGGTGTGAACTTTGGGAGCCTGAACCAGCTTCAAACGTGATAGCCGAAATGCTTTTTGGAGGCAACTGATGGCGGAAAAAGACGACAAGGGGCTAGGGAATGAGGATCGGCGGTCCTGGCCGAAATTCCGGCCCTATCGGGATGGGGAAGAGGCTATTGACCGCCTTCGGCCCAACTCGGAGACTCACCGTCGGGTGCTGGACTATGTCACCTCCCGGATCGACGCTTCTGAGCGGGCGATGCAGGATTTTTACTCTCGCTGGCGCGCGAACGAGATCCGGGTCCAGGGTTACATTGACCTGCCGCAGTATGAGCAGCAGCTCAAGGAAATGGCGGATACTGGAAGGCCGCCGGCTGCGGTCAGCGTCAATATCCCGTACAGCTTCGCCACCATCTCTACCATCGTCACCTATCTGCTCCACACCTTCACCGGCCGCAAGCCGATGTTCCAGGTCGGCACGCATAAGGCCGAGACTGTGGAGGCGGCGCGGCACATGGAGACGGTGCTGCAGTACCAGTCCGACCATTCTCGGATGGTGAAGCAACTTGCCCAGTTCTTCAATGATGGGGAGGTTTACGGTCTGGGGGTGTTGAAGTGCCTCTGGAACGTCGAGCAAAAGAAGCGAACGGTTTATCGGGACCAGACTCGGTATGGGTTCCTGAACATTCCGCTGGGGACTGAGCGGGTCAAAACCCGTGAAATGCGGACGGTGTATGAGGGGAACGCGATCGAGTCCATCGACCCGTTCATGTTCTTCCCTGATCCGAAGGTCCCCATGACTGAGGTGAACCGTCGTGGCGAGTTCGTCTTTTGGCGAGACTTCCATGGGAAGCATGTGCTGAAGCGGGCCGAGGCTAACGGCGAGATTAAGTACGTGGACTATGCGGGGCCGTTGCCCCGGCCCACAAACACCCTCGGTGGGGATGAGTCGGCGCGAGACCTGCTCTCGAAGGGCCGGGCGTTTCCGGGTTCGGACTCGGAGGCTGGCCGGGGGCATCTGGGTCAGACCCGCAACACCGCGGACTACGTTCAGGTCGACCAGGGCACCATCGAAATCATCCCGGCTGAGCTGGGGCTTGGTAGCTCGGAGGTTCCGCAGAAGTGGATCTTTACCATCCTGAACAAGTCCCAGATCGTGCAGGCCGAGCCCTTTGACTCCGACCACGATATGCACCCGATTGTGGTCACGGAGCCCTACTCGATGGGGTATGGTTTCGGGCAGCCGGGCATGGCCGACTTCCTTGGCCCGATCCAGGACACGAGCTCCTGGTTCATCAACTCCCACATGTATAATGTCCGCACTGCGATCAATAATATGTTCGTGGTGGACCCCTCGATGGTTGAGCTTCAGGACCTGAAGGACCCTGGCCCAGGGAAGATGATTCGGCTGAAGCGCAGCGCTTATGGGCAGGACGTTCGGACGGCGCTGCAGCAGCTTAATGTCGAGGACGTCACCGGGCAGCATATCCAAGACCTGCAGCTGTTCCTGCGGATGGGTGACGAACTCAGCGCGGTTAATGATAACATCAGGGGGATTCAGTCGGAAGGTGGCCGCAAGACTGCCACGGAAGTCCGCACAGCTGGTGAGGCTGCGGCGTCCCGGCTTGCTTCCCATGCCAAGATCATCAGCTCCCAGGCCATTGTTGACCTCACGGAGATGATGAGCCTGAACACCCAGCAGTTCTTGGAAATGGAGTTCTTCCTGCGAATTGTGGGTCAGGAAGGTATGGCGGACCCCATCCGTATCTCGCCTGAGATGCTCGTGGGGGACTTCCATTTCCCGATCCATGATGGTACGCTTCCCTTGGATCGCGTGGCGTTGCTTGACGTCTGGAAGGAGATCTTCCTCACCGTTAGCCAGGATGAAAACCTCCGCCAGGAGTTCAACATCACCAAGATGTTCGACTGGATTGCGGAGCTCGGTGGGGCGAAGAATCTGGACAGCTTCAAGGTCAACGCTCAAGAAGATGGTGGGCTGCAGCAGGGAGCGCAGTCTGGAAATCAGGTCCCCATTGAAGAGCTGCTGCAACAGGTGCAGCGGACTCAGGGGCAGGCCGGGAGCTCGGGGCCGGCGTCACAGCCTGGGCCGAACCCCAACATCAACGCCACGCCTGAACAGCCGAGGCAGCGCGCCGCGCAAGGCACTCAAGGTCCGGGGCCGCAGTGATGCAGATCGACACGGAAGAATTGCAGGAGAAGCTGAAGGCCCTGGACTCGTACTCGGCCGAGGATCAGCATAAGCTGCAGCGGCTGCTTTCGGAGCCTTGGTTTCGGCGGGTGCTGAAGGAGTTGATGGTGGAGGCGGATGAGCGCCGCCGCACTTTCACCAACATGGATATGACCACTGAGGACTCGGTGAAGCAGGCGATCCGGGCGCAGGGT